TTTTTAGTTGCGTAACTATTAGTTGCTCCCACATACGCATCACCTCTTTTATTCTCACTGTCTTCCTCACTGGCCTCTTTAAATAATTGTTGTGCTTGAACAATATCACCTGCACTATTTTTATAATAAGCATCTTTATCTACTTCTCCTTCTATCTCATAAAACTTTGTTCCTTTGAGTTCTTTACCCCAATCTCCTTTATAGGTAAAAGCATCTTCTCCGTAATTTTTCATGTAAGTATCTACCGCCTGGTCAATTGGCATTTTTTCCATATCTCTACCTCCTAAAATATAAGGGAAAGCTTGTTCTACTACACTTCTATAATCACTTTGAATAGGTCGATTATTATCATCTAACTTCCTGCTTCCATCCGGATTAAGTTCATATTTAGAAACAGGTATACGTTTGTTGTCCATTACTATATACCAATAGTCTTTACTACTATCTGAATCTATATCTTGGAATTTACCAAACTCAGGATGAGGGGGCATCTCCCCTCTTAAATAAGTAACAGCTTCGTCTTTAGAAAGTTGGTCACCACTAAACGCATCTTTTATTTTATCAATATATCCCCAAGCCTGACCAAATTTTTCAGAATCTTTCGGTGCATCGGGGTCTCTTTGACGAGGAGTATACCCTTTATCAAACTTATATATTGAATCCAGTTTAGTCTCCAGGTTTTCCATTTGTAGCTGTCTCATTTTTTCTTCTAACTCATCAGAAAAAACAAATTCCATTCTACCACTTCCACTTTTATCTGGCCTAACTAATACCTTCATCGGGTCTTTTTTAAACTCTTCCTCACTATACGTAATATCATCGCTATCATATTGTGCAAATTGCTGTAAGGTACTTAGCTTCATATCATCAGTAGCTAAGTTTTGATTAATATAACTTTGTAATAAATCATCATATTTTTTTACCTGACCATCAGGAGCTGTGTATTCTAATTTCCTAAAGTCCTCCAGCGTCATAGTAGCATCTCTCGCAAAATCTGTATTGACTTGAGCTATCTTAGCTAATCCTTCTACTTGCTTGTCTTGTAAAGTATTAATGTTTATAAAGTCAGATTTTTGTTGCATACGTGCATTAATACTACTTAAGCTTTGATGATTAGTAGGGTCGTTTACATCTGCTCCTTTTTTAATAAAAGACATGGTCCCTGTTAAAGGATTAACATATAAAGTTAGTTGGGATAAATTACCAAACGAAGACATCTCCAAATTCATAGCTTGTTCAGCAAAGTTAGCAGACGGATCTCCTTGAGCGTTTAATTCTAAACGAGCCATTGCTTCTTTATAATGTGTGTCCCAATTTTTAGTAGCAGTTTTTAATTGAGCAAAGTTATCAGTGATTTGTTGAGCACCCATCATATAATCTGTAGGGCTAATCTCTCCGCTTCTCATTTGGTCATTCAACATAACCAAATAATTACTGGCATTATGAGCACCTCCAATAATAGTTTTATTTAAAGCTTCAGCATCATACTGGTCGTAATCAGCCAAAGTATTCATGGTATCTCTTTGGATTTGAGCTAACTCATTTTTTTGTTCTTGCCTATCATCCCTTATTTTTTCTACTGTTCCAGTAACATCCTTAGCAATCTCAGCCCAATCAACTTGCGTTTTTTCAATATCACGTTCTTTTCTATAAACGTACTGGTCTGTATCAACTATCTTGCTTTGTATATTTAAATCTCTTGCCATGTTTTATTTTAGGATTAAAACCATTTTATAATTGTTTAAATTCTACATCTATCATAGAGTAATCCACCATATCATAGCCGTTTATTGTTTTTACAGCATTCGGATTGATTTCATCCGACATTACTCCTTGATATAGCCCCTCTTTATCTTTATATTTAAAACTATATATATTTAAACCACTTGGAGATTTACCAATTAATTTAATATTTTCTTTTAACCTTTTATCACTTCCATATAAATCACCAAAACTCATAGGATTAAACTCCGGGAATTGTAATTGAGTTTGACCAAATATACTGGGTGTTTGGTTAAGCGTACTTAAATTTATTCCTCCGGATGACATAGAAGGAACTTTTAAACCTACACCTGGAGTATTTCCCCCTCCAGTTGCTGGGGTTGATTTTGGTGCTCCACCACTTTTAGGAAATAACGGAGCTAAAGAAGCGGCACTGGAAGCTGCTTGAGTAAGCCCTGAAATACCTTGTTGTATAGAAGATTTTCGAGCTTGTTCTGCTTCATAAGCTTTTTGATCTTGCATCTTAGCTTCACCCACATCAAATCCTATCAACTGCTGTTTAATAGCTTCTTTAGAATCTGCTTTCATCTTATCCAGATTAAACATCTCATCACCCATAGCCATACGAGTTTGTTGAGCTTCTGCTGCTTGTTGAGCTCCAATTCTCCCTACACCAGCTGCTAATTGTCTGGAATCACCTTCTTGTAAAGCTTCTACAGCTTGTCTATCTGCTGCTAAGTTAGCCTCAAAAGCCGCTTCATAAGCATCTAAAGGAACCTCTAATGCTGCATATTGATCTACTTCAGCTTTACTACGAGCTGACCTCATTGCTTTTTTTGCTTCTCTTTCCGCTTTAGCTGCGGCATTTTTTGCTTTGGAAGCATCTGAAAATCCTTTTACCGCAGATCCTACTCCTGCTGCGATTCCTACTACTGCTGCTGTTGTTACTGCCATAATTAAATATTTTTTATCATTTCACTATTATATACACTTCCCTCTGTAAACCCTAAGCTTTTATAAGTATCTACTAAAGGTTTGTTTTTAATAAGAGCATATACAAATTTATTATCTAATTCTTTTGCCATATCACTTATTGTGCTGATTAATAATTCAATAGCGTCTCTTCGGTTTTGTTTGTCTTTGTATTCAAAGTTAGAAATAATCCAATCACACCACACTACTTTTGAATTAGTTATATACATAAATCCTGCACACACTGGCACTTCTTCATCATAAACTATAAAACCTCCTTGTCCGTTATCTGGTAAAAAATCTTTTGATGGAGGTGTCCATCTCCAAGCTTTCCACCAATCACACAGAATATTTTCGTAATCTCCTTCTTGTAATGGTTTTATATTTAATTTCATTTATGCAAAGATAATAAAATCTATGGAAAACTTTTCATCACACTACCTCCTACAGCAAATAACTCTACAGACGTAGTGTTGTTGTTACTCAGTGTAAATTGCATAAAGTAACCACGAGCTCCGTGAGACTCAGCTACTACATCTTTAAAGTAAAAAATATAACCCCCAATTGCCGGAGATGCACCAGCCGCACCAGTACCTGGTTCAGGTACAGTAGTGTCGATGGTAATAATATTATTAACTCTATCTATGGCAGTTACTTGCCCCGAATAAACAGGAGCCCCAATAGTTGCATTAGTAGCTGGAGGTACAGGGGCTGTATAAGTAGAGTCATATATATAATCTCCAATACTTACAATACTTCCCACCTCTAAAGTAAAAGTAATTTGTACTGCTGCTGCTGGTCCCGCTACATTAGCACACACCCCAATACCATTTACATTTCTATCTCTATAATCTCTTGTTCCTTCTGTCTCTCTAATAAATGTAAACCATTCTCCTTCTTTTTGCACAAAAAAAGTAGACAACATAGAACCAGTTCCTAAGTCTGTAAACAACGAGGTACAAGCCCAAGCTGCATCACTTTCATAAGACATGGTTTTAAAAAGTTTAATAGTTTTGGGTTCTATGTTTAAAACTCCCGTTATAGTAGAGGGGGCTAAACTGCCATCTACCCCATAATATTCATTACGATTATTATTTACATTATGCCTATATAATTGACCATGACTAAAGGTATAAAAATAACCATTCATTCCTATCATAAATTCTGCTCCGAAAGAATAAAACGAAGGCCACCCTTGTACATCATCTGCGTAGGTTAATGTTTTAAAATTTGTCCATGCCATATTTTTATTTTTTTTAACAAGTTCCAACACATGGGACAACCCCAGTTACCACTCCATCTGAACTTACAGTTACACAATTAATTACTCCACCAATACTTACAGGATAAGTCCCCGCTGGTTTAGCAGTTACTCCATCAGCATCCGAAAAAGCCCAATCATTTACAGATATATTAGAGGAAACACCTGTTGTATTATAAACATGAGCTGTATAAATATATTCTGGCAAGGCCCCACTACAAGAAGTTCCTGCTGGGCCTGATGCAAATTGATTAAGTTTTTGAGGACAATTCAACCACATTTGCCAAAAAGTAGACCCGCAAGGTGCATCTACATTAACTGTTACTTCATAAGGAAAAGCATTGGGTTTAGGAATCACCATCATACTATTACCAGGCTGTTGCGTTCCCGGTTGTAGAGTGGTACCTCCAGCTGCTTGATTTAAATAAGGCCCCATAGTAACAGTATTAGCTGTAGCTGCAAAACTCATAGTAGTAGTGTCAAATATATATTCAGTTCCCGTATAAGTAGCTCCATTACTACCATTAGCATTATCTATATTAGGAGAACATACAATTCCACTTGTTGTAGAACCAATAATTCCTCTCATATATCCTGCAGTAGGAGAACTATACTCAGAAGCACTTACTCCATCGTAAGTCCAAGTACATCTATCAGGTATACCGTAGGGATTAAACACCAGAACACAAGCTCCTACAGCAGTGCCCATATTAATAGTTAAAGTATAACGTCCTTGAGCACCAGTACCAGTAAGACTTGATGTACACGGAATAGGGCATGGGTTAGGACAAGTTTGAGGGGGACCTAATACCCCACCTGTTAACTCTCTCCATATTCCTGCTTCTTGATACCACCCATCTGCCGCTACTACAGTTAAATTTGGATCAGTCCAAATTCCTGTAGCGTCTGATAAAGTAAGTCCGTCATAACAATAAGTTCCTGTTGATACTGCCATAGTTTTAAATTTTTAACATGTTCCGGTTTCTACTACTACTCCTGACCCAGCTACTCTAATCCAGTTTTTCGGACTGGCTCCTGAAGGTTGAGCAGGGTCTACTATATAATAACCTGCAGGTAAAAATGCGGTATTGGTGTCACAAGTTAAACCTGGGTCTAACCAACACGTGTCTCCTAATTCTGGAATAACACCACTACCATTAAAAGATCGTTGAGCTGCTCCATAACTATTAGTGTCCACTAAACACGCAGTTGCTGAATTAGCTTGAACTGGACTAAACCAACAAACATTACACGCAGTAGAACAATCACAGCAAACTTCTTCATAATCGGTATTACTGTAACATAATTCGGAACAAGTTATATCTCTAAAATCCCAAATTAAATACAAATACTGATTACCTATAGGCATAGTAAAAGTTCCTCCTTGAATTGTTCCTACTTCTTCTGCCTTATATACTGGAGGAGTAGGATTAGTAATAGGAGTTATATTACTGGCTGCTCCCAACAAAGTGCTAATATCTGCGGTAGTATTATTATATAAAGTATTAGAAGATAATATTTTAAACCTATGTAATAATGGATTAAAATCAAATGTATCAGGAGATATTTTACGAGTATTTAAAGTAACAGATGCTCCATCGTAAGGGAACATACCATCAGATCTTATTCCTGTTTGAGCTATATAAGAAGAGGTAGGTGTAGAATTATTTAAAGTAATACCATTACTTTGAGTAGGGCTAAATGTTGTTCCATCATTCCATGAAAATTCTGTATGAATACCCTCTCCAAAATAATTAGTAGTATTAACCACTACTTGAATAAGTGTAAGAGGAGTTTGAGGTGGACATTTAACAGTAACACCATAAGTCGCTTCTCCTCCTATAGGAGTTATTTCCACTATAGCTGTACTCGGAGTAGCTGAAGTTTTATTAAAACTAAAAGAACCACTGGTGTTAACATTGCCGCTATTATAATTTATCCCATTCCATTTTACTCTAATATTTATAGTACCCGAACTAATAATATAAGGTATTTGCACCGCTCCAATAATAGTACCTAAATCTACTTCATAAGTAATTGTTGAAGATTGTTTTTCTTGATTAACTGTTTGATTACATGGAGTTTTTACTAAAGGTATTGGCACTGGTTGGTTATTAGTACTTAATACATATTCGTTCATATACGGGTCATATCCTCCTAATTTTTGCGTAGTTAGTTCTGCATTAAATTGGTCTCTAAACCACGATCTCATACCAAAAGAAGATATATTAGTTAGTTGGTCGCTGTTAGCCGAAGCTCCTTGTAACATTAAAACAGCCCCTCTTTTAGTGTCTGTAAAGAACATAGCTGAACCCCAAGAGGTAAAACTTTCTGGATTAAAACTTATACCATATTCTTCTATACGAGCTATTTGTTGGCCTAAAACTTCAGGTACAGAAACAATAGCTCCTCCTCCCGTAGAGTCAGTTACTACATTTTTACTTGATAATACATAAGATATTCTATCTTCTTGTAAAACTAAAATATCGGTTTCACGAGAATGCATTTTCATTATAGGGCCAAAACTTGTTTCTAAATCTTTGTAGTTTACTAAACCTAAATTAAATTCATTAAGGTTATTAGAGTTAGCTGAATCACTAAACACTCCACTATATGTCATTCCCGCAAACCTGTCGGCTTCTTTAAAATCTTGATTAGACACCGCTACTACTCTTTCTCCTAATAAAAAAAACTTACCATCTATTCTATCTTCTATTCTAAAACTTTCTACTCCATTACCAAACACATAACAGTTACCAAAATCTAATGTTGTAATTAAAGGTTGAGTAGGGCTTTGGTCTTGACAGTTTCCTGTTACGCAACCAGTAGTAATTGTTTCTTGTTGGGTAGCTGGATCAAATACAGTAGTAGCATTATGGTATTTTAAACCTCCTATTTCTGTTAAATCTAATAAATCCGATGCATCATAAAATAAATTAGGGTCTGCCTCTTGAGTTTCTGATTCAAAACAAAATATTCCTGGTGAAAAACTTAACTCTACATCAAATCTAAATTTAGCTTTCTTTTTAGCAAACCCTCTTCTGCACATTGGAATGTTCCCATCCATACATAAAAATTGTTCTCCTGTTACACTATCTTCTTGTACAAAAATTTTACTAACAAAAAAATCACATGGAGGAGTAGTAGTGGTAGAGTATAAAGTATCAATAAAATAAATCTCCATGTCTGTATTTATTAATGCCGAACCTGGTGTTACCAAACTTTCAAACTGCTCTCCTATTAGCATATCATAAATATTATCATAATCTGAAGTAGCTGTTATTCGTGCTTCCCACTCTATTTCTACCGTATTACATTTACTTCCTCCTGCTTCTCTATCATTTCTCACTCTTACATATAAAGAAGAACCCGAAGGTATTGGTGCTGCGGTTCCACTATCATTAATTCCACACTTTAAGGTAGCACCACAATCTCTATTTTCATTTGTAGATGTTTTACTACAATCAATATTAGTAAGACCATTAGGGTCAAATGCTTGCCACCCATTAGGTTTTAATCTCATATAAGTTCCAGGTAAGCTGGTATTTGTAATCTGCCTACTATACATAGCTTCTTTGTCTAACACTTCAGCTGTAAGACGAGAATTAGTAGCCCCTAAGGCATCTGTTTTTACTGTTAAAATATCTCCTACCTTAACTAAGTTTTGATTGTCTCCATCTAATCTAAACCAAAAACTGGTTAAATCAGGTATAGTTAAATTACCAGCCGGAATAACTGAAGAAGAAACTGCAGAAGAATAACCTGCATCTCCTGTTCCGTCTTGCTGATAAACAATATTAGAGTAAATAGTATTGTAATTACCTTGACTTGGCTTCATTACAAACTTATATTTAGTAGCCCAATAAGGAGCTAAGTTTTCTAACGTGACTTCCACTCTATTACGAGTAGTCATAGTGGAAGCAGGAAAATAAACAGTGTTAGTTTGAGTAGTTAAAACGGTAGAGGCTCTACCATATTCATCCATATAAACAACACCTACTTCATAATCTCTATCACTATGTAAACTTAATCTATCAGGAACTGTACTAAAAGCAGCAGTACTTACTGTAGGATCAAACGTAAAATAGTTAAATTGATTAGTAACCACATTTAAAGCATCTACAAAATAATATTGAGCAGCTGGAGCTTGAAATGTTACAGTACTTCCTGCTACACTAAAACTAAAGGGTTGTTGAGCACACGTCCCATTAGGTGGGTCGGTAGGAATAGATGGTACTGGTAAAATAGGAGCCGGTGGACATTGTCCACTAATAGAGGTGTTATATAAAAATAAAGTGTTTCCCGCAGGAGATACTAATCCATTGGTTCCACAAATAGAAAAATTAAATCTATCTGTTAAAGAAGCTCCTGAACTAATAGTAGAGCATGCTGTAGAGGGAGGTAAAATTTGTTGCATACCTGCAGTTGTTCCCACTACTGCTGCAAATTCTGAAGAGGTTAACATATCATTAACGGTAGCATAAGTAACAGGACAAATAAAATTTAACACTAATTCAAAATCAGGAATTAAATTTGAAACAAAATCTGCTCCAGGTAAAACAGGAGACCTATCCACAGCTAATACATTTTGCATTCCTAATACAAACCTTACTTGAGTTCCTTCAGGTATACTTGTAGCTGAAGCTAATAAACCAGAGCAATCAAAAGATATTTGTCCATCACCTAAAGTTTGGCCTCCCGCTGGATCGATAGTCCACGTAGCTGATGTTGTAGTAGGGTCAGCTAAATCTTCTCCTACTAAACCTAATGAAACTGGAGTTGCTTGATATTCCATAGGTATTGTGCTTCCTCCTTCAGTAGGTGTTATGTCATATTGGTCTACATAATTTCCATACATTAATCTATTACCTTGTATGGTTTGAGCTTTAGCATAACGAGGAACATTGTCATATAATCTTAATAGTTCGTCAGAACCTAATACTGTAAGAATTTTACTATTTGTAAAAGTTCGGTTATAAAAAGTATCATTAGCCAATCCTAAATCAGCTTTATTTAACCTATCAATAACATAAATATTGTTATTAGAACTTTCTTTATATAATAATTGAATTTCTGTAACTCTACGAGAACCGGAAGAAAAAGTAATAGTAGCCTGATTATACCTGTTTATCATTCCATCATTCTGATAAGTTTCTAAATTAAACTTAAAATCTCGAGGAGAAAAAGCTGGTGTAGTAAATAATGAAGTCGCACTATATCCTCCATCTTGATATCTATAACGATAAGCAAAACACAAAAACCTCATTTCTAAATAATCCTCAGCAGAACCATTATTGCTTAATTCTAAATGAGGAGCGCCTAAAGGTTCTGTACCTGTTGCTGTATTATCATCTTCAAAGCCAGGTGGTTTTACTATTACACTTATATCTTCTTCAACTAAAGGGTTAACAGCAGCAGTATCATCATTATAATTACGAGTAATATTAATATAACGAGGAGGGTTAATATCGTCTGTCCAATACAGATAATCACTAATTTTATCTACACCAGTTATTAAATAAGTTTGGTTAAAATTTAAAACTGTTTCACTAACTAAATGGTATAATAAACTATTAGTATTAGTATTATAAGATAACACCATATCTACCTTGCCTGAAGCTGAACTACTATTGTTAGGATCTGTTATAAACCAATAAATAGTTTCAGTCATCCCATCTTCATAAGCTCCTATACAACGAGCTGCTTTAGAAAGAGGGTTTCCTCCATAACCTACATTAGTTAATTGTAAATTTCCTTTTGAGTTTTCTACTGCTCCAATTTCCGTAGTTTCGGTAGAACCTAAACGGACATTCATAGCATCCACATACTCCCCTACCGGAACAAGTCTTTCGTCTACTGACTTGTTCATTTTACCCGCTATAAAATTAGTTTGAATTAACATATTACTTTATCCATTTAGCTTGCCCCCTTAAATTCATTAGTAGTCGACCAGGGTGCATATTACTTAATCTTAATTTTGCATTTCTTAATAAAGACGATTTGTCTTTACGAGCTCTATTAATTACATATTCCTGTGCTGACAATCTGTTATTTAAAAAAGAAAACTTAATGGCCGCATAAATATATTCTTCAAAGAGTTTATTTACACTTACGTTTGCATCATCGCCTTTTTCCATGCCATCAGAAACATATTCTAAGACAACTAATTTTCCAGAAACTCCTGAACTAAAATTAATTACTCCTCCTTTTTTATTTATACTAAATGTAGGATTACTGTTTGCTGTTTCAGTATTTAAACCAAAACGAGCTCCTACTGCATAATCAAAATACCAACATCCATTAATACACCATCCCTCGCAGTTATTATAAGGACTGTTTTGATTTAGATAAATACTTTTCTTTTGATTATCTAACCTATCTAAGTCTAATTTAGAATCAGCAGGTTTTAAAACATTACCATAAATGTCAAATAAAATTCTACAGTCATGGTCTTGAAGATAAGCTCCACTCCAATTAGTTTGAATATTTTCTGTCATAGGCCTTAAGACTCCATTTTCATATAATGAAATTCTTACCCAGTTCACGTAATCAGGTGGTAACACAAATCTTAACTGGTCACATATTTGTAATTGTAAGATTTTTATTTCCTTCATAGCATCATAGTTTAATTCTTGTATTGCTCTTTTAGCAAAAAATAAAACTTGATATCTATTTATATTATTTATTAATTCATTGTTTCCTTGATACATTAACATAAAATTATTAACTATATCATCTAATGACACATACTGATATGAACCCCAGTTAGTATCTGTAGGTACAACTTGACTGTTTTCGTAATATTGATAATCTGTTATATATGCCATAATTAACTTGTTTCTTGAGTATCTATTTGTTCTTCATTTGTTCCAAAGGTATACACCTCTGCTTCTCTAATTTCTATACCCACATACTGACAAATTTTAGCAATTAAAGCTGGTTCATCAGAAAGAGGTAATTCAAAGTCTTGATAGTCTGCTTGTGTTTGGTCAAATAAAGGTTCTCCTCCCGCTAACTGAGCCCATGTCCATCTTGGATTTCTTGGGTATCTAATATATTGTGCTTTAACATCGCATGCTCCCATAGTATCTCCTACTGTGTAAGGAATATTATAACCATCCCAAGTGGTAGGCCATACAGAAATTATATTTCCATCTAACACATAACAAGGATATTGTTTAGTAGGTTTAGTAAGATTAGAACTTGTTAAATTAAATATTTTTCTTTGACTAACTCTTTCTACCTCTACAATATTATTAGCATCATATATAGCATAATTTTCAAATGTAGGTAGTCCATTAGGATTTACAAATAATTGAGCAGACAAAATTAAAGTATCATTACCAGCTCCAGGAGCTGAGTTTAAAATTTGATGTACCCATCCTTGTAAGCCTGGTGCTCCTGTTACAGGATAATTAGCTGCTCCTGTAGCACTGGTATTAACTACTATATCTCCAGGTTGTACTCCGGCAGCTAAAAAATCTGTATTAGTGTCTACCAAAGTAGTGCTACCTGCTAAAGCTGTGGTAGTAGTGCCCGCTATTCTTAATGTTGGATATCGGTATAATTTATTTATTAAATAATAATCTTCTGGTAAAAAATAAGAAGAAGGTCCTGATAAACCTGAAGGAGCGTTAATAGCTCCCGTAGGAAAAATTTGAGTTAAAAAAGCTTCAACAGAAAAAGTGTCAATAACTTCTTCTAAACCTTTTATAATATCCGCATATCCTGTACCTGAAGTACGTCCATTTTCTCTGTTAATCCAATTATTATATTGATAAAAATAATCCTCAAATATATCCATTTGTGCCTGCCTGGCATATAGATTAAAATCTTGAGGAGAAATATATCCGTAATTGTTTTTGTTAGCAATAGCTAATACCGTATTTCTTACATCATTTATAGGCATCCTTAAATCTTTTTACAAAGATAACAAAAAAAAAGAGGCTTACTTTTTTTTGTAAACCTCTCTTTTATTTATAAGAAATTTCTTGTGATATATTATCTTATATCTATAAAGAAATATTCTTTACCACCTAACCAAGTAGTGTTTGTTGTACATGGATCAGTACTACATGTGTTTTGTAATCCTGGCCAGTCATATACTACATTAGGCCAAGGAGTTTGAAGAGCAGCTACTACAGCATCCTGTATAGCGTTTCTCATATCCTCGTTATTAGTAGATGTATCTGAATAAGCGTACTTGATATTCATATCTAATGCTGAACCTGAAGCTCCTGCATATTGTATATCTACATCGTTATTTAAATTGTTAGAAGCTAAATTTTCTATCAAAGATACATTAGAAGCTCTAACTAATTTATCATAATCGTTAGGGCCTTCTCTATAAATTTTATAGACATCACCTCCTACAAAAATATCAGCTGACAAAGTCAAGCTATCATTAGGGTTAGTATTAGTAGCAAATCCTGTAACAGTAGCACTTGAGCCTCCCGTTACATCATCTACTGTATCTCCAACTTTAACTCCTAATGCTGCAAAATTAACTGTTGTATCAACTAACTGATTAGCTGTTGTGCCATCAGCTGTTCCTGACGCTATCTTTGTATATTGAGGAGAATAGATTCTATAAGTAGCTGCTGCCGGTAAACCTGTTCCTTGTGCTGCAGTTGGACCAATAGCTACTACCGATAATTGTGTGTCACTATCAATAGCTGTTACTATATATAGTTCTCCACCTGAAGCACTATTGGTTGTTGAGTCCCATACAATGTCGTTTACAAAAACAAATTGTGTAAATGTTTCACTACTATCAATTAACTTTAAAGTCGCTGAACCATCACCATCTGTTACTGCTCCCGCTGATGCTGTGTTTTTTAGCAACGGGAATTTTATAAATTTTTCCATAGTCATATTCATTTTAAGTTATTGCAATTGATGCAAGAGGGTTAATATTAGCGAAAGAACCAGACTCTTCTGGAACAGCTGCTCCATCTACCATGCCTTTTGGAGCATAATATTTGTCTACATGTGTCCATCCATTTTGAAGAGCTTCTACAATTTGGTTTGAAACAGCCACTTCTAAAGCAGG